TCAGGTAACTTACCTGTGCGTTATGAAGTTACTAACGAAGGTGCAATGGGTAAATTAAGAACAGCAGTAGCTATTGCTGATACAACACTAAATTTAGACGATGTAGACTTCTTTCCAAACGCAGGTACATTGTTTATTAACAACGAGCTTATAACTTATACTGGCAGAACCGAATCAAATAATACACTAACAGGCTGCACTAGAGCGGCAGGCTTAACAAACTTCCAAGCAGGTGCGGCAAGAACGTACACCGCTGGTCCGGCAGCAGTACATGCCGCAAGTGTTGGAGTTGTGTTAGTTAGTAATACAACAACACCGTTAATTAGTCACTGGGGTAGTGCATTTATAACAGACGGCGGCTTTGATGAAGATCGTGGTTATATTTTCTCATACGCTGAACAAGCTATTACTGTTAGTACAACAAGACAAACAGCATTTATGATTAGACTAGCACCTAGTGTGTCAAACGCTATTGTAGGTGACTTGGGTGAAAGAGAACTACTAAACAGAGCACAGCTATTACTAACAGGACTAGAAATTACTTCAGAAACTAGCACAGGCGGCATTGTTGTTGAAGGTGTACTTAACCCACAAAACTATCCAACTAACCCGTCACTGGTTAACTGGACAGGATTATCAGGACTTGCACAAGGTGGACAACCTAGCTTTGCACAGATTGCGTCTGGTGCTGGTATTACATGGTCAACTGGTGCGGCAGCGACAGAAACTACACTTAATGCACTTACTCCAATTACTGCGGTATTAGACAGTGGAATATATAATACAGGTAGTAATAGTCAGTACTTGTATATTAATGCTGTTGATTTTAGAACTACATTTGGAACATACGAAACTGAATCTGTTATTGGTGTACCAGTAACTGGAACTAACATTCAATCTAACACAACAGTACAAGATGCATACATTGCTTCCTCCGGCAGTTATGGTTACTTTAGATTAAGTAGACGGACATCAGGGTCAATCAGTGCAAACAGTTCAAACCATGTAACATTAACAAAAGGTGGAGCAGTTTCAAATACTAACAGTGCGCTAGTATCAGCGTCAAGTTGGGAAGCATCAGGCGGTGCTAACGGTACTGCTATATCGGGCAATACAACTAATCCATCGTTCCCCTCAGGTACATTGGTTAACAACATTGCATCATTAAACTTTGCTGGAACTGCTTATTACGAACTAACGTTTAATAATGCAATGGTTGGCACGTTCCCAGGTGGTAGTGGTACTATTATATTACAGTTTGTTCAACCACCATTTGCCCAACCAGGCGAAACTGTACTATCGTTTATTGCAACACCAAATGAAAGAGCGTCATTAGATCTTACAAGTTTGAAGGAACTTACAAATACTACATTAGGTGGTAGAGGTACATTCCCAAATGGTCCAGATGTTTTAGCTATTAACATATACAAAACTGCTGGTTCAGACGTGTTGACAAATATTATTCTTAGATGGGGCGAAGCGCAAGCCTAAGCGTGTATGTTGTAGTTTACAATACAGCGTGGTATGTCGGTTGGAAAGCCGCCGGCATGCAAATGACTTCCGTCAAACACTATGACTCGACCTTTTTTAGGTGATACTCTTTTAACTATTTTGTCATTTTCAAAAAACACAGTGTCACCGTCTGAATCATTTACATAATATATTAGTGCTAAATGATCTTCGTTTCTATCTGTGTGCGGCTTATAGTGAGGCAGTTTAGTTTTATGCGGAACTGTAATAAACAATCTTGCTTGTATTATATCGACCCAACGAACTTCTAGTTTATCTAGTACAAGTTGAGGTATTTTACTAAAGGTACCGTAATAGTCAGTTAGCTTAGTACTGCTTTTTAATACATGCTGAAAACTAGTCGGTAACGGATTAATTCCGTCGTTTGCTGTTGTTTCCTGTTTACATGTTAGTGGTAGCAATGCATGAATATCTTCAGCACCAAATACTAATAGTTCGAGATGATCCTGAAGTTTTTGAGGTATTAAATCGTCTCGAACAATTATCATCTTGTTTCTAGCCAATCAGCAAAGGCTGCAAGATTATCAAATACTATCATTGCTTTTTTAATTTGCTTGTATGAAAATCGTTTGTTTACAAGCTCTTCAGTATCCTTGCCGTGTCCAGTACGAATAAGAACAGGTTTAGCACCAACTTTCATAGCGGCTTTTAAATCTCTAATACTGTCTCCAGCATAGTAGCCCTTTGAAAATTTTATATGTTTTACTTCTTTTTCACATCGCTTAAACATCCCAACATTGGGCTTTGCATACATATTTGTTTTGTGGCTACTAGCACTATAATACAACCCGTCTATGCTAGGACACCCTGCTTTGCCGAGTTCTGAAAACATGTGGGCGTGTACTTTTTCTACATCTTGTTCAGTATACAATCCCCTTTCAATACCACCTTGGTTTGTAAGTATTACAATTTTATGACCGTGTTTGCGTATACGAACAATTGCATCTAGACTGCCTTCTTCAAATTCCCAGTCACTAACTCTAGAAACATAGTCGTCATTATTTACGTTTATAACACCATCTCTATCTAGTCCAACTACACACTTAGGTGCAATATAATCAGGATGATGAAACTCTTTTAAAGCATCAATGTCAACATCGTTGCTCCATACAATCGACGGACTACTCATCAGATACACTTTCTTCTTTAAGTTGCTCGTGCATTCCAGCTTGACTATCTCCAGGAATAATTCTATAATTGTCTTCAACACTGTCCGCTGTACTAACTTCAGTAACACTACTTCCATCTTCTAATGCTTCTAACTGATGTGGGCGTAACGGAGGATTGTGCCAAGTCATTCCCTGAGTCAGTGTATGTGTAAACAGTGTAGCTGTCTTAGTATCTAACCACCTAACAGCAAAACTTCCTTCATTTACAAACCATGTTTCATCTTTTTCTCGATGAAAGTGCATACTAAATTTATTGCCCTTCTTTTCAAAGACCATAATTTTACCACAATACTTGTCATTGGTTGCCCAGATAATTTCGTATCCCCAGCCTTTGTCTACTTTGCCTTCTAGTCTTGTAGGTTGTTCAGCCATTATTTATTCTCCTCAATCCATTCAAATGGTGTAGTGAATTTAAATTCACCTATTGTGTTTAATAATTTATCGTTGTTACTTTTTGTAAACGACTGATACTGATTCTTTACACTATCAGGTATTGGTATTTCTTCTATAGTAGCATTATATTTGTCAGCAATACATTTAGCAACACTACCGAAGCTAGTTGCTTTGCCCATGCCTACATTCCATATTCCGCTTTCGTCAGTGACTAACAATTTTGAAATAATTTTACAAATGTCGCCTACGTATATAAAGTCTCTACATATATCATCACTACCCGCAAATGGATTAACTTTGCCTGTGCTAATTGCTTGCTCTTTAAACTTATGAAATACGCTCATTTGAAAACCTTTATGATCCTCATGTTCGCCGTAAACGTTAAAGAAACGCAACCCTTGTATTTTACATTGGTATTCACTCCAATCTAATTTTTGCACATCGCGATCAAATAAGTATTTGCTCCAAGCATATGGAGATTGCGGTAGCAACGGGCCATCTTCTGTAAAATGTGTAGTAGGTCCATATACACTGGCACTAGATGCATAAATTAAATCAACACCTTGCATGTCGCAAACTTGCAATAGCTTAGTGCTAAAGTCTAAATTTTGCTTCATTACCTTTTCAACATCAGTTTCGGTAGTACTGCTAATTGCACCCATATGTATAACTCTATCAAACTGACTACAGTCAGGAACAGTGTTTTCTACATACTCGTATTCGGCAACACCGTGTCCTTCACTCATTAAGTGTGTAACAAGATTTTGACCAATAAATCCATCACTTCCAGTAACTAAAATTTTCATACTTTTACGTCCAATATAGTGCCTTGTTGTATTGTTTCTAATCTACGCTTGCCATTAGCTTCGTAGCTTAGTACTTGTGCTTTGCGTGATTCTTCTAAAATTCTATTTGCTTTCTCACTGTACAGTTCTTGTACTACTTTAACTTGTGATACTACTTGTTGCCGTCTTTCGTCCACACAATGTACATCTTCTTTCGGTACACTTGGTCTAATAGTTTCATTAGGTATATAAGTAGGACGCGGCGCTTGCGTAATATTCACGAACTAGCTCCTTCGATCCTCTTAATGTTTGTAGAGATCTTTTTATCAAATTCGGATGGGTGTTGATGTGCAAACAGCCCTTCGCTTAATGCTCTACTAAAACTTGCACTCATATCTAATTGTTGACTAAGTTTAGAAACTGCTTCCGAAGTTGTATAACCGCCACTGAGTCCGACTAGCTTTTTAACATTTTTGTGCTGTGATAATGCTTGGTATAAATTTGCTTCGTCAGGTATAGTAAGTTTTAAAATAACTTGTCCATTAAAGTTGTCTAAGTAATCTTCCATTGCATGTCGAAGCTGTATCTCAATATCTCGTTTTTCTTTAAGATCAATTGGAACTTCTGGCTCAACGATTGGAGTTAGGCCGTTGTTAACAATTGTCTGCGCAATTTCAAACTGTTGTTTTAATATTGGGTCAATGCTGTCTGTAGTCTTAACAATGCTACGCATCTTAGTACCAGTGCAATCATTTTCGTGAGCAAACTCGATCATAGCTTCAACGTTAAATGCCTTTAGTGTTCCATCAGCTTCGCATCCGCTATCAATTTTAACATAGCTTTCAATACCTTTGTCTCTAAGTAGTTCTGTGATTCCACGTTCGATAGTATCTGTATAAAGTATTGCCGCCCAAATATATTCACCGTTAAATAATGGCGAGTTAATCATTCGCAATCGCATTTGATGGACAAGGTCCATTTTGTTTTCTTCTGTATACTCTTGTTCGTAACGTTCTAGTACACTGCCTGTTGATCCGCCGCTGTGATCCATTGCCGCTATAAATTTCATAGTGTGTTCTCCTCTTTATAATTAATTATCTTTGTTGTGCTATGTCCTTCAACTGTAGGAAAAATAACAACTGTAGCAAGATGATTTCCTACTACTGTAGCTGGAATATAGTCTCCACCCTTTACTATAATATTTGGCTCTAAGATGGTTATTGTTTCCAACGGAGTGTCTTCTTCAAACACTATTACCTCGTCTACAAAACCAAGCATTAACAGGCTTTCCTTGCGGGTGCTTTCATCGTTAATGGGTCTTAAATCACCTTTTAATCGCTTAACACTGGAATCGCTGTTAATGCCCACTACTAAGCGATTACCTAGTGTTTTGGCATGGCTAAGAAGCTTTAAGTGCCCAATGTGTAATATATCAAATACGCCATTAGTAAACACAATAGTATCTTCGATATCGGTTACTGTAAGTGTGTATGTGCCTACGTGCTTAACTGCTTCTCTAGAACCTCTAACAGCAAGTTCTAAACACTTCTTATGATTGTATTGCTTTGTTAATCCGTATACAAATGCGGCCAAGAAACAATCTCCTGCACCTGTGACATCTGATACTTCTACAGCTTCGACTGGAATATCGTAATCTGTATTATCTATTGTAGCAACAACATTGCCACCAGCGTTGGTTGTAATAATATTACCTTGCCAGCTTATAAATCCAAACTTAGTAAACTCACTATAGTTAGGTTTTATTAGCCAGGCATTGATATAATGATTTGCATGTTCCTTAGGATCTACAATTACTTTACAACCAAATGCATTTAAGTGTTCAATTATATTAAGTGACTCATCTAGTACACCTTTATTATAATCACTTAATATAACATAGTCGTATTTTGTAAAATCAGTTGCTTGTACAGCATCTAATACTGCGGCACTGTCTGCATGTTTATCATCGTCAATGCGTGTAACATAATGACCATCGCAAATTACTCTAGTTTTAATGCTACTAGGTTGTTCGGTTTTAAATAGTGTTACATCAACTCCTAGGCTTTTCAAGTTTTCGTAAACAAGTCCAGCACCTCCAATTGTCCAAACTTCTTTTTGGTATTTAACAATTGGTACAGGAGCCTCAGGACTTAAACGTTCTGAAGTGCCATAGATATATTTGTCGATTATTACATCGCCGAGAACTAATACTTTCATAGTGTTATTATACTTGGTTAGTTAAGATTTGTCAAGTAAATCAATAACTTTAAATACAGTTTCTAGCTTGTTTAGACTAATTTTACTTTGAAGGGTGTTGCGCAATCCGTGATGTAATGGCTTAGGCCATTTACTAAAACTTACCCAAGCATAGCCGTCATGTTCTGTATTAAGTTCAGGTATAAATTCCTCCTTAATTACACATAGATATGTATGAAAGGAAAACTTACTATCAGTAGATACAAATGTTTCTAACGGCATAGTTTTAGTAATAGGAGGAAGCTCGCCGATTTCTTCAGTAATTTCTCGCTGAAGACCTTCCCAAGGAGTTTCTGCCCCTTCGTTAGTACCGCCAACTAATCCCCATAATTTATTATGTTTGCCACTAGCTCGATGCAAAAAGAGAAATCTTTTTGTTGTTAAACTATAAAATAAGGCTCCACTACAGACTATTTCTTTCATAAAAATAGTTATCCGTTGAGTGCAACTCTCCATGTTCCTTGTGGATACTGTCCTTCGACGCTAAGTAACCAATCTTCGCCGTTCCATCTGTACTGTGTGCCAGTATTTAGGTTAGTAGTATATGTTACTGTAGTTGCGTTAACTGTAGCCGATGCATCAAATACTATGCTCCATACACTTCCGCTCCATTCGATAATATCGTTTTCACTAGCAACTAAGTCTGTATTATTTGTGTTCTTCCAAGCATCGGCTCCGTCAGTATTAGATGCATCGCCTATTGCTCCAAGTAGTAGTACTCTAGTTCCTTGTGCTTTAGTAGCTGGGAATGTTTTAGTTGGGTCAATAATATAATCAATAGATGTTAAAGCACCTAATGATCTGTTGCTACTTTCAATTACAGTGTTAGCTGGAAATGAATCAGTATCCCAATTCACAACTAGTTGTGTATCGTCTATTGAATTTAACGCAAATGTGCCTGTAATTGCTGTATCAGTATCTAGTTTATTAAGATAAATTCTACTAATACCCGCCTGGTATGATCCCGGATGCGAGTCTAGTACATTCCTCCAACTAGTTTGTCCAATTGTTCCTTTATCTAATAATTTTACAATACTACCGTCTACATATGCATCATAACCCATATAGTTAGTTGTTTGTGTTATTGAATTATTAGTTGTTTGCACAGTTCTGCCACCGTTCTTATCAAGCGCACCAGCAACACTAGCGTCATCAAACGCATTAAGTTCTGGAACTGTTAATCCTAGTTCAACAGTTCCTTGTGCTTCGTCAAACATGCTTGTAATAATATTTGTAATTACACCTAGTCGTTTAACTTTAACTGGAGGTGAGATCCATATTGGAGTTACAAAGGTTAATGTAGCAACATCAATTGAGTCGTCAACACCAACTGGAACTGTTCTAGAACTAAAGTTTACATTATCTAGTGTAACAGTTGTTAAACTAGTCCAGTCAATGTAGTTGTCTGTTGTTTGTATTTCTAAACTTGGGTTAAACAACATTAAAATTTGTTCAAGTAACTGTAACTTTTGATCAGTATTCGTTGTCCATATATCCACATTAACTGTAAGTGTATACGGTGTTGGCATTAGTCGTTCAACCGTATAATTCTTACCTTCGTAATTTAAATATTCCTTCCCAGATTCGTCATATGCTTTTTCTCTAACATTAACTTTGCTCACATAACTCGAATCACTTGTGCGATCTCTGTCAATTGCTAATGCTGTAATATATACAGCCATTCTAGGAGCACTAGGTATTTTATTTTCTGAGTTACCTTTGATAATACTTGCTACTTGTCTAGTTAAGTCACCATACATGACAGGAACAACTACTTCTGCACCTGCACCGTCTTTATAAGCAAAATTGCTCATCATCCTTACTAGTTGTGTAATGTATCGTCTTACTTGTCCGTCATAAAAGTGTTGAGACATTAATTATCCGCCTTTGGTCTAAGTGCTTTCGATAAGCCTTGACGCTCTGTTACTGTTTCTCCAGCTATCTGACTAGTAGCTGTGTTATTAACAAATGTACCTTTTTGTGTATTACGAGTAGATGTATTAGATAGTGTAACACGAACATCGTCTTGTACTTTAAGCCACCTAGTACCATCATATTTAAATAAACGTTTTGGGCTCATATCTGTCCTTAAAAAGTAGTCACCGTCTTCCCTAGTTGCAGGGAATCCAATACCTTGGCCAAACGCCGCGCCATTTGGTGATGCTCCTGTACCTAGCAAGTATCCTTGATAACCGGCTCTGTTTGGTCTATCAGCAATTTCATCTGCGCTTAGGCTAATGTTACTTGCATCTAAATCTGTT